GGTGGAGAGGAGCTTCTCGGCCCTCCTGTAGAAGCGCACGGCCTCGAGGAGTGCCCGCTGGTCCTCGTCGACAAGTGGGTTGCCGATGAGCGAGCGGATGGAAGCAGCATCCGTCGAGGGCTCCCCGGAGGCTGTGTACTCATGAGGGGGCAGCGCCCAGTCATCGAAGACAAGTGCCCGGAGCTGGACGTGGCTGTTGGGGTTCAGGTCAGGCTGGAGTCCGTGGATGGTGCCGAGCCACTTGGCTGCGATCTTGGTCTGCTTCGCCTCGTGAGCAGCCCGTTGCTTCTCGTCGACTCGCATCCCCAGGCGGTGCATCCCAGCGCAGATGTCCTGGACCTTGGCATCAAGGTTGTAGAGGTAGAGCTGTCTTCGGCCACGAGCCATGCGCTTGAGAGGTGAGAGGATGCGGGCCGTGACGGCCACGTCCGTGGCGCAGTAGGCGTGCAGGTCCGCATCTGTCTGGGCGGTCACGCCTGTGTGGTCAGCCTTCCAGGCTGGCACGTCAAGGAGCACTGACGCCACGAAGCCCAGGCGGTGCCGATGCTCACTGGCAGCCAGCTTGTGGAGCAGGATGGTGTCTACAAGGGGCTCGGGTGTCACCCGGAGGTGCTGCTCGACAACAATGCGATCGAAGTACCCGGCGTTGTGCCCTGACTTTAGGATGGTCTTGTCGGTGAAGACCTCGGCAAGGAGCCTCTTGACCTTGCGCTCTACCTCGGGCCCGTATAGGCGCGTCTGGCCGTCTACAGACTGGAGTCCGAACATCAGGACCTCGTCCGTAGTCCCGATGCCGATGCACCGTAGGCCCGTAGTGAGGCTGTTGACGCCGTCGGTCTCCACGTCGTAGGCCAGGACCTTGTGCCGGTTCCTCTCGAACCAGGCACGGGCCCACTCCACTGTGGGCTGGTAGAAGACCTTCGGGTCCGTCCAGCGCAAGGCATCGTTGTAGTACCGGAGCGCCTTGGCGATGTCGCTCTTGAACACCTCGCGTAGGTGGGGCTGCACCTGGAGGTAGTTGGGGTGGTACGTCGGAAGGAGCTTCTGCTCTCCCCTTCGCGTCGGGCCGCCCCGCACGTCCTCGAGGCTTGGGTTGCCGTCGAGCAGGGCCTTGGTTGCATAGGGGCCCAGTGTGATGATGAGGTTGTACTGCTTGAGCTCCTCACGTACATGGGGCCAGCACGCAGCCACTGGGTTGATGAGAGGAGGCTTACCTGCCTTCACTCTCTTCCGGTTGCGCTTCTGGAACTGGGCGAGGAAGACCTTGGGCTTGTCATCGGGCCAGCGACAGCCCAGCAGGTTGCCCCAGTCGACAGACAGCCGGGTCTTCTTGAGCCCCTCAAGTGCATCCATGACCTCGATGCCATGGGAGTCAACGAAGGGCCTCCCGTTTGCGATGTCCTGCTTCGAAGGAGCATCGCCTAAGAGGAGCACGTCGCTGCCGTTGTACTCGAAGGGCACCGGGCTCCAGTGGCCTCGGTGCTCCCAGTACTCACGGAGAGGACAGGCCATGCAGTTGGCACACTCAAGTGCCATCAGGTGCAGCCTCCAGCGCGGCCACTAGGGCTTCGGCCTTCGTCCTGTGTATCTCCGGTATGACTGGGGCATAGCCGGGTATCGCTCGCCTCACGCCCCAGTCTCCCTTGCTGTCCATGCACGGAAGCATCTCTTCGTCGTGGGCCTCGGTCACCAGCGTAAGCAAACAGCCCAGCGTGGCAGGGTCGTCGAGGTCGGGCAGCATGGCGGGCCAGTCGTCGACTGTATCGGTACACTCGACCCATGCGCCCGTCTCGTCCTGGTCGGTCGTCACCAACGGCGCGCCCGAGAGGCCCGAGAGGTGCGAGAGTCCGAGGCCGCCCACGATGCGCCCGTGTGTCGTCAGCATTCCCGCCATCCATCGCCAGCCCGGACAGGCGACGGCGCGTTTCGCTAGGTCACTCATCCTTCACCTCAGTCGATTAGGTCTCGAATCCAGTTTGTCTTACAGGATGTCAGAGTACCAATGCAGCGCCCGGCACGCTTGCGGGCTACCTCAAGCTCTGTGTCAGTCAACAAGAGGACTTCCTCCTGGTGACCAAGCCCCTTGCTGTCGACCTTGATTGCGATGTACTCGGGGTTGCTCCCGAACCTCTGGTCGAGGTTCGGTACGCGCTCCATGACGCCCTTGATGAGCCCGGCCATAGCTACCTCCAGATGTGAGAAGGCGCCCGCTGTCTTGGCTGGTGGATGCACTACCCGAAACCAGGCCCGAGTGAGAGAGCCTAGCCCCCCTACCCGCCAAGACAGGGACGCCCCGAACAGTCTACCCGTTGAGGAACGAGCCCAACGGGTCGTTATCGTCATCGTCACTGACGTTCGCGGCCTCCTTGATCTCGGCACGCGCGTCGGAGTAGGCACCGGCCTGGGCCTCGGTGAGCCACTTGCGGTTCGCCCACTTGCGCCCCTCGTCCGGGTCAGCGGGCGTGTACTTCACGAAGCCCGTGCGCCCGATGAGGTACTCGAAGGCCTTCTTGTTTCCCATCTTCTCGAAGTCGAAACCCTTCTTGCGGATCTCCGACTGGTCGTAGCCGACGCTCACGAAGAACTCCATCCACATGCGGAGCATCATGTCGTCCATCTTCTCGTTACCCGTGGTGGGCAGGTTGAAGCCGTCCGAGATCGTGCAGCCTTCCTGGCTGTCTCCCGTCCGGGCCCCGTACTTGACCTCCGTCTCGATGTAGATGCGGTCGTTGCCCGCCTTGGACTGGCCCGCCTTTACGGTCAGGACCTCGACGGTGTATACATCGGCCGTTGCCGGCGCGATGCTCACGATGGTCTGGGCGAAACTGGTCTTTGCCATGGGTCTGTACCTCTGGTCAGTAGTTGCCGATGAAATCGACGAGTAGGTTGTTGGTGTGCTGGCGCAGGACCATGCGGTCCAGAGCGTCTGCGAGAACCCACCGCACATGGCGGGGGGAGCGGGATTGATCTGTGAGCTCCTTGGCCACTAGGGCCAGGACCTTCTTATAGGCAGGCTTCTTGGAAGCACTCTCTTCTGACAGCTTGTGACAAGTGGTCTCGACATGCTCTTCCATCCAAGCCAGGGGCTCGGGGCGGGGCACATCATACCCAGCTCCCATGAGGGCCTCTCGGAGGTTCAAGGGGAAGCGGCCAGGGAGGATGGCGAGCCGGTCACCCGTGATGTAGTGACGGTCAGGGCTCGTGTCGTACAGGTAGGGCCAACCGGGTCCGCTGTCGTCGTGAACGACACGGGCACAGAAGTCGACCATCGCCGGCAGCTTCTCCGGGAGCTGCCACCCTGGCATCAGGGGGCTCCCAGGGATGTACCGGTTGTGCTGGTCCTTCTTCACTTCCCTCGGAGCCTGCTCGTGGCAGGTGAAGAACACATGGGCATCGACGGTGCGGCAGATGTCCCGCAAGTCGTAGACCCGCTTGTTGAACAGGTCGAAGGCAGCGAAGCCCGTCGTAGCTGCCTTGCACTTCTCGAGCTCGACATCTGCCAGCAGCGACAGGTCGTCCACGATGATGGCGGGGACCTTGCCCGAGGCCTTTCTGACAAGCTCCCCGATGTGCTTGAAGCCTTGGGCCCGCTGGACCTCAACCACCTGGGGCTCCCAGTCGAGCCACTTCGAGCACATCAAAGCGCCGGGAGGCGAGATGAACAGCGCGTCAGGGAAGGCTCGGACGCACGCAAGCGTCTTGCCGGTCTTGGCGGGACCATAGGTGATCCCGAATACGTTCTTGGTCATTTGTCTGTTCCCCACTGGCATGTGGCGTGATAAGGGCAGGGACCATACGCGGTCCAACAGGCCGTCTCATGATGCACACCGGGCCAGTCCAGAGGGCTGTAGGCTGTGGGCGTCAAGTCTCGGATCAGTCGTTCTGCGTGGATGATGGTCTGTGTGAATGTTCTGTCGGCGTAGGGTGCGGGCTCAAGGTCGACGCGCTCAAAGACTGCGTCCGCCTTGTCCTTCGGCCACTGTATCATGTTGAGGATCACCCCCCCAAATCTTTTTTTCAGCAGGCCTCGACCGAAGAACTCGTAGCCCCTGAACTGACCCGAGAGGGTGTACCTTCTCTTAGTCTTCCCGCTGATGCGGAAGGTCGACTTGTGGTCGACGATGTACCAGAGCCCTGTGTGCCTGTTGCGGATAACCAAGTCAGCCCGCTGTGTGTAGAGGTAGACCTCCCCTCTCTTCTCGTCCTCGATGTTGGCCACGAGCTCTCGCTCTACATCCATGGTCTCCCACTGCTCACCCGCCCAGAACAGGTCGTACTGGAGCAGGGTTTCCTGCACGAGGGGGACCCACTTGGCCCACTCCTCGGGGTTGATCTGCTTGGCAGCCATGCCCTTGACGGCTTCGAGCGGTGGGTAGATGAGGGCCTCGGGGTTCTTCTTCAGGGCGTAGCGGTGGGCCAGCCCGATGTGCAAGAGCGTCCCCTTGATGAGGGGGGGAGCTGTTGTCGCCCGAGGGCTGAGCTTCGAGGCTGCGTAGAACGCATACTTCCTCGGGCACTGGAGTACCGTCTGAAGTCGATGCCACCCCCGACGGCTCGGGCCTGGGTCGAGCAGCTCAAGGTCAGGCATTGAAGTCACCATCCTGCAGGACGACGGTGGGGCCGGGGCCGGTCGCCATCAGGGCAACGCGCAGCGCGTTGACGAACATGGCGCCGAAGCGGATTGCTGCCTCCTCCCCTCGGACGAAGTCATTCGCTACGAGGTACGCCACGATGGCCCCGAAGAACTCCGAGAGCACAGCGTGCTCTCCTATGAGTCCAGAGTACTCATCGCAGATTGGGATGATCTTGTCCCGGAACTCCTGACGCAGGGCCTCTTCTGCCTCGTCCCACGGAGGGTTGCTTGGATTGATCACGGGCTCTCACCCAAGAGTGTGTCGATGGTGCCCATGCGCTCCTCGATCAGCCCAATGCGCCAGGGTGGGTCAGACATGCCCACCGTGAACAGACGGCATGCGGCCAGGTCCTCTCGCACATTCTTGAGGGCCTCGTTGAGAGAGTCCGCACAGCCCTGTGCCATGATGCCACCGCCTACGGTCAGGACGTTGACGAACACGGTGCTGCCGTCCGTTGTCTTCTCGATCTGGACGTGCTCTTGATCAAGCTCAAACTGGTCTACTGTAGGCACTTAGCCCTCCATGAGTTGCATGATGTTTGCGAGGATGGTCTCCTCATCGTCAGCGCCGCCCAAGGTGTGGGCGATGCCTGCGCTCTCCTGGTCATCGAGGGTCTCGACAACCTGTTCGAGCTTCTCCAAGAGCAGGTCTGCGACGTGCTCGTCGACTGTGCCCTCGGCAATCGTGTACATGATGTTCACGGCTCGCTTGCTGCCGTGGCGAGAGAAGCGGCCCTCGGCCTGGGTGACCTGACCGGGCGTCCATGGCAGGAGCCCGAAGACCACAAGGTCTGTGTTCTGCAAGCCATCGACTGCCTCACCGAATGCGTCGGTGGTGCCGATGAAGGCGCAGGGCTCCTCCCTGGCAGCGTACTTGGCCACGAGCTCATCACGCACCTGGGTTGAGTCACCCCCGTGCCCTGACCACACCGGGTACTTCTTGAGCTTGGTGCCGATCAGCTTGGCGAGGGCCTCGCAATCTTTTCTGCGCCCTGTGAACACCGTCACCTTCTGCCCGTTCTCCACGGCATCCTTCACTGTGTCTGCGATCCATGCGCGCTTGCGACTGGCCGCTTCGAGGAGCTTCGTCTCGAAGAGGGCCTGAGCCCCACGCTTTGCTGCAGCCTTCATATCCTCCTTGAAGCCTGCCGGCCTGCTCTGGTCCTCCTTGTTGAGGTACACGAGCTGCCGTCTCTTGGGAGGCAGGTGCCGGGTCATCTCCGCATACGTCACCACATGCGTGATCATGCCTAGCCGCTGCTTCAGCTCGGCACACCGGCTGATGCCCGAGGCGTTGATGCCCCCGAAGTCACCGGGCCTTGCGTTGCAGTACCGATGGATCCAGTCCCAGTTGGAGCCCCAAGCGTTGGGCTCTAGCAGGTCGAGCTGTGCCCACAGGTCTGACCGTCTGTCACGCACTGGCGTGGCCGTGAGCCCCAAGCGTCGGGTCGCTCCGTGCGCCAGCCTGGCCGCCGCCGCAGCGCGGTTGTCGAGCCAGGTGTGGTATCGGCTACCGTCTCTGGCCACGAGCCTCTCCCGCCTCTTCCAGCCCTTGCCCTTGTGCAGCTCGTCCCACACGATGGACAGGGGACAGCCACGAGCCCAGCGCAACAGATCATCGGCCCACCCCTGCAGCACAGCCCACGACAGGATCACCACGTCGGACTCGATGGCGTAGGGCGTGCG